GCTTGGCATGCCAGTTGTCAACCTCTTTAGGGATGTTGCCAGACTGTCTAGGCGCTACGGGGGAGTTAAGTGGAGTGACCTCGAAACGGCGTTATCTTATCAGGGTAGTTTGCGCCGTAGATACCTCGAAGCAGAGCGCTCTCTGAGGGTTAGTGGCCCGCTTGTCAATGGCGACACTTTCCTTAGAGCGTTCCTGAAGGCTGAGAAGTTGAAACCGACAGGTGTTGCCAGGCCTAGGCTGATCTTCCCGAGATCACCTAGGTATAACCTGCGGTTGGCTTCTTGGCTGAAGCCGTTCGAGCATTGGCTGTGGGGGTACCTCACAGCTCGGCGGCTCTTCGGGGGTTCGAACACGAGGGTTGTGGCAAAGGGTCTTTCTCCTAGGGCTCGTGCGAACTTGGTCGTACGCAAGTTCAACCAGTTCCGGGACTGCGTGGTGGTTGAGGTGGACGGGAAGGCTTTCGAGGCCCACGTCAACCGTGAACAAGTAGGGAGGGAACACGATGTCTACCTTGCAGCTTATGGGGGCGACAAGGATTTGGCTCGTGTGTTGTCTTGCCAGCTTGCGCTGACTGGTAAGACCGTAGGTGGTGTGAAGTTCACCCGTCCAGGGTGTCGGGCAAGTGGAGACTTTAACACAGGCATGGGGAATACACTGATCATGCTTGTGGTGGTTGTTGCCGTTCTCAAACAAATCGTGGGTGTCGAGCACGATTTGTTGGTTGATGGTGACAACGCTTTAGTCTTCTTGCCCAAGTGTTACCTGGATTTGGTAAGTCGTGACTTCGCCGACCTATGCCTTCGCTATTCTGGACACGAGGTGACGCTAGAAAAGCCTGTTTCCGTACTTGAGCAGATTCGCTTCGGCCAATCTGCACCGATACGGCTTGGCCATGGTTTGGGTTGGACCATGGTTCGAGAACCTGCTAAGGTTCTGAGTGGAATGGGTGCTAGCCACATCCATCTCCAGTCAGCTAAGTTCGGTGCGCGGTGGTTGCATGGGGTGGCCCGCTGCGAGCTTTCTCTCGCTCGTGGTGTCCCCGTGCTCCAGGCTGCCGCTCTCAAGTTACTCACCACTACGGATTCCCGGCGCCAGGTAAGTAGCGACACTTACCGTGACTACTTTGTAGTCGGTGGTTGGCTGGCTCAGGAGAAAGACGCAATCCCAGTCTCGCAAGAGGCTAGGTCTAGCTACTACCTTGCTTTCGGGGTGACGCCCGATGAGCAGATGTTAGTGGAGCGCTCGTTTCGGGGCTTCTCGGGGTGGTACCGAGAGGTTGACGAGTACCCAACGTCTGGTAGTTGGTTCCATGCTAGACCTGGTAGTTATGATACATACTGGGATTCTGCCGTCTAGGCCGTGTCGCGAGCAGGGATGGAGTGGCAAGGAGAGCAGCCAGGTACCACGCGCGTGAAAACGCGTCGGGGCCTCTACCCGTTTCGACGGGGCCTGGCTGTCAACTGGACGGTGGACGTCCAGTGGCCCGGCAGGGCGGGGAAGGTTCGGCTTCGGCCGGGGCGTGGACCCACACGCAGCCGTAATTCGGGTTCCTCTGTGAGTACCACCTCACATGTAAACATACCCCGTGACCCCCCGGTTCTCCTAAACCAGATTCCACTGTTTTGAGGCATGGTAATCTCTACGTGTTCCGCCACGGCTAGCAAGAAGCGCGGGCACCTCGCTGGTTGGTCCGAAGCGAGGTGTACATAGGACTCCTCCCCCTGGTCGCGCGGGGGATGGCGGGGAAAGCCAGCGCCACGGCGCTGGGGTGGGACAAGTACTTAGGGGGCCGTCCCACCCTACCACTTCTGTGAGTGCCACCTCACATGTAAACATACCCCGTGACCCCCCGGTTCTCCT